TGAACAAACTGCATCATTTTCTACAAATCCAGCTTTTTGTTTATTAGATTATTTAAGAAATGAGAGATATGGAAAAGGTCTAGCCACATCAAGTTTAGATTTACAAAGTTTTTATGATGCTTCACAAGTTTGCGTCACGCAAGTCACACCATTTTCAGGTGGTAGTGATATTAATATTTTTGACACTAATGCTGTAATAGATACATCAAGAAAAGTTATTGATAATGTAAGAGAACTTGTAAAAGGAATGAGAGGTTATCTTCCATATGTTCAGGGTAAATATAAATTAGTTATTGAGACCACAGGCACAGCTTCAGTATCACTTACTGAAGATGATATTATTGGTGGTTATAATTTAGCATCTCCATCTAAAAATTCTAAATATAACAGAGTTATTTGTTCATTTATAAATCCTGATAGAAACTTTCAAGTAGATGAAGTTCAGTACCCAGCAGTAGATGATAGTGGATATGCAACAGCAGATAAACACGCAACAATGAAAACAGCAGATGGGGGATTTTTATTAGAGGGTAGATTTGATTTTAAAACAATAACTTCTCCATATCAAGCTGAAGAAATGGCTGAGATTATTTTAAGAAGATCAAGAGAAAGTTTAGGTCTTAATATTACTTGTGGATTTAGAGCATACGAACTTCACATAGGAGATATTGTAAATATTACTTTATCAAGTGTTGGATTTACTACAAAAGCTTTTAGAGTTTTATCAATGACATTTAATGAAGATTATACAATTACTCTGCAATTAGTAGAGCATCAAGATAGTTTCTATACTTTTGCAACAAAAGGTCAGGTAGCAAGTACACCTACAACTACTTTACCAAATCCTTTTTCTATTCAACCACCAGCTGGTCTAACACTTTCAGATGAAATGATTGAATATGCTGATGGTGTTGTATTGACTAGAATGAACATTGTAATTACACCAAGCACAGATAAATTTGTTCAATATTATCAAGTAGAAACAAAACAAACTACAGAGTCTAATTTTAAAATTATATCAAATGGTACACAATTAAGGCATGAATTACTTAATGCTGTAGATGATGCCACATATGACGTGAGAGTTAAAGCCATCAACAGCTTCGGAATTTCAAGCACATATGTTTCAGCACAAAGAAAAATAGTTGGAGCAACAGAAATACCAAATGATGTTGATGATTTGTCAGTATCAATGGTTGGCTCAAATCAAATGGAGTTATCTTGGACACCTGTCACAGACTTAGATATTTCATGGTATGAAGTAAGATACCAAGATGTTCTAAGTGGTGCTACATGGAATGATAGTACACCACTTGCAAAAGTAGTAAGAAGAAAATCAAACTCTTTAGTAGTAAATGCACAAACAGGTAGCTTCTTAATAAAAGCTGTTGATAAACTAGGAAATGCAAGTGCAGAAGCTTCTATTGTGACTACTAATATTTCAGGATTACAACAATTTAAAAATATATTAACTGTGAGTGAATAATGGCAGATTTTTTAGGAACAAGAGATAGTAATGTTGCAATATCAGAAGATAATGTTGGTAGAAAAGTATTGATATTAGATACTATTACACAATTTGATGGCACAACAGGAAATTTTGAATCAGCAGAGGGAGTATTTGATCTTGGTGGAACAGACTCTACTTCTAATCCAACAAACTTTAATTCAAATATACAATCATCAGGATTTTATACATTTGCTAATACAATAAGTTTAGATGCAGTTTATGATGTAAATTTAGGTGTTGTTATTGGTATGACATCAGAAGATGAGTACGATTTATTTGACTCAGGTAGAGGTGCAAGTTTATTTGAAGATGCTAAAGCACCTTTTGATGGTAGCCCTGAAATTCAAGCTGGAGCAGAGATACAGGTAGGAGCAAGTGATACAAGTTTAGCAAGTATTACAAGCTTTCAAAAGATTGCACAGCAAAGCACAATAAAAGGTAGATATTTTAAATTTAGATGTAAGATAACTAGCGATAATAATAAGGTTAGAGCAAAAGTTCATACTCTACAATACAAGATAAATTTTGAATTTAGAACTGAGTCAGGGGAAGATGTTGTTGCATCAGCTTCAGGTCAAGCAATTACATTTACAAATTCTTTTTACGCAACTCCGAGTATTGGTATTTCAGCACAAGGATTGCAAACAGGAGACTATTATCAGATCACAAGTAAATCTAAAACAGGCTTTACAATAAGGTTTTATAATAGTAGTAATACAGGAATAAGCCGAACATTTGATTATCAAGTGTTTGGATATGGGTTGAAATCATAACCATTTTAAAATATAAGGATTAACATGAGTCAAGTATCAGATGTAGTTTTAGCCAATCAAGGTTTTGCAAGTTTTAGAACTGAACTTAATAATATATTAGGTGCTTTAAACACTTCTCATATAGGAAGTTCAGCACCATCATCAGTAGCAACAGGCACAATTTGGGTAGATAATGGTACATCAGGAGTTTTAAAAGTTAAGATAAATGATGGCTCAGATAATGTTGAGTTATTTCAAGTTAATATTTCATCAAATGCAATCACTAGCACAATGTCGGTCACAGGTACTATATCTGAAACAGACCCAAATGCTTTGCCACTAGCGATAGCTTTAGGATAAGGAGAATAAATGGCAAATACTTTTAAAGTTAAAACAAATGGTGCGATGCCTACATCGGCTGGAACTCCACTTACTCTTTACACAGTACCAAGTGCTACAACAACAGTAGTTATTGGCTTAGTTCTTTGTAATATTCACACAACATCTGTCACAGCAGATGTTCAATTAGTATCAGATACATCAGACACAGAAACAAACGAAACAGTTTTATTAGCAAAAGATGTGACAATCCCAGCTGGGTCATCTTTAGAATTATTAACAGGTGGTAAAGTTGTTGTTCAAGCAACTGATATTATTAAAATAGATTGTTCAGTATCAGCTAAAATAGATGCAACATTATCAATATTAGAAATTACATAGGAGTTTAAATGGCTTACATTGGACTTCCACCAAAAGCAAATTTCACAAGTGGTTTATTAGATAGATTTACTTCTACTACAGGAACTACTGTCACTCTTACCCACGATATATCTTCAGAAAACGATATAGTGGTTTTCGTAAATTTTGTAAAACAAGACAGCACAACATATTCAGTAGGTGGAACAGGAAACAAAACTCTAACTTTAGGTGGCACTTTAGTTTCATCTGATATTGTAGAAGTTCATTATTTAAACATTGTAGGTCAAACAGTAAATCCATCTGCAAATAGTGTTGGCAGTTCTCAATTAACTGCTGATGTAATTACAGGGCAAACAGCTTTAGCAGTAGCACCTGATTCTACTGACGAACTTTTAATTTCTGATGCTGGAACTTTAAAAAGAGTAGATGTATCTTTAGTTGGTGGAAATAACACTCCAGCATTCTCTGTAATTATGTCAGCAGATCAAACTGGTATAAGTGATAATGTTGAAACTAAAGTAGATTTTGATACAGAAGAATATGACACAAATTCTTCTTATGATGTATCAAATCAAAGATTTACAGTTCCTAGTGGCTCTGCTGGTAAATATCAATTTTCTGCTTGTGTATCAATGTCAGGTACAAATTGTGGTGTTAATAATGTAAAACTTTATAAAAATGGCTCTGCAATTAGATGGAGTAGACATAATCATATTGGTGGTGATGCTATGGACGATGTAGCAATAAATTTAGTTTGTACGTTAGATTTATCAGAAAGTGATTACATTGAAATTTATGCTTACTCAAATGTAACGAGTGGAACAGTAAGTTTTTTAAGTGATAGTAGTAGTAATGAGAGATCATATTTTTCAGGATTTAAATTAATAACATAGGATAAATTATGGCATTTAGTAAAATTATAGCAGAGAGTATGGACTTAACAGATACATACGCATTTACAGGAACTGTCACAGGGGCTGGAGGAATTACACAAGCTGATTTATGGAGAACTACTTCTGGAATATCATCAGGAAGTACAGCTACAGTTATAAGTACAAATTTAGAAAGAGCAGATGATACAATGGCTGGATTAATTGGCTCAGGTATGTCTCAAAGTTCAGGAATTTTTACTTTTCCACAAACAGGAATTTATGAAGTGACTTTTAATGCTCAATATTATAAAGAGGGAGATTCAAGATATGTAGCTGGTAGAATTGAAGCAACTGCAAATAATTCAACTTATGAAAATGTTGCAGAAAATCTTGCTCATATTGAACAATCTTATAGTCTTACACATCAAAACGTTATTTCACATGCTCTTATTGATGTAACAGATACATCTAATGTTAAAGTAAGATTTCTTCATAGAGTTGAAGCATCATCTACTTTAAATGCAAATGATGATTATAATGCAACATATATGAAATTTATCCGACTAGGCGATACATAAAATTAAGGAGGACAAACTATGGCACAACTAAGTACAAAAATAAAAGAATACTGCAAAGCTAATGGTGTTAGCGATGTAGATTTTTTAAATGATGTTAAGTTGCAAGACGACATGGTAGATGGAGTGTCTAATCCATACATTAAAGAATGGAATTTAGATATTGCACAACCTACTTCAGCACAATTAGACAGTTATGAAACTGCTGGTAATACTGCTGAGAGTAATGCTACTGTAGATGCAACAAGACGACAAGCTTATGGCTCATGGCAAGATCAATTAGATGAAATCTACCATGACATAGAAGCTTGGAAAACTAGGATTGCTGGTGTAAAATCAGATAATCCAAAAGAATAAATTATAGGAGTTCACATTGTCTTATATTGGAAAGACACCTACTGTTGGAAACTTTATTAAGCTAGATGCTATTACAACATCTGCAACGAACTCCTATACTCTACAACATAATTCAGTAAATTTTAGCCCTGAGAGTGCTAATCATATGCTCGTGTCACTCAATGGTGTAATTCAAGCACCAAATACTTCTTTTTCTGTATCAGGCTCAACAATTACTTTTTTACCATCGTCAGGAACTTTATCATCTTCAGATAG